TAAAAGATGGTGAGAGATTTGAAGAAGCTTACTATATAGTAGTTGAAGATAATCACGGAGACTATCTTAGGTATAATGTATCAAAAGATGTTTATAAGCAAATAGAAATAAATGATATGTATAAAAGAAAGTAGGTTTTAGATGTTAGTACATAAATATCCCTGGACGAATGATGAAATAAGTCTTATAGCAGATAATATTGAACACCCACCCAGAATCATATATAAGAAATATGTTGAGAAGTTTGGCCAGATAAGGTCGTTTAATGCAGTAAAGTTGAAAAGACTAAAACTTATAGATGAACTGGATGGGATGGATAAAGACCTAAAAGAAATTGGACCGGCCAGAAATACAGAGGTTAAACCCAATAAGGTCGTATCAAAATATGGTATGGGTAGAATTCTCAAGGATGATTTAACAAAGAGACGAAGGAGAAATGCCCAACTAAAAGACTTTTCTGAATTGGTGACTGGTAATAAATATAGGGTGAAGTTAGCAGAGGGTCACAGCAGTGAACTTGAATTGACTTTTGAATATATGGACGACTGCAACCTATATTTTAGGGCCAATAGTGGCTGTGTGGAGACTTTTCCAAGACATAGAAATTTAGTAGTAATATTTGATAAAAATTCAAATATGTTGGTGTGTAAACCTCTAGTATTTGCGCCCAATGATAAAGTGTAAAAATTGAGGGGGGGGGGTAACCTTGTTTAAAAATGATAGAAAAATAACCTTGTCGGTGGGGTCAAATAGGTACTCAAAAGACTGGCAAAGACAGACGATGAACTATTCTGACCTTGTGGACAAACTAAAGACCCCTACTAGATCACTTGAGAGTCTAGCCGATTACATGAAAATGAAAAAATCCCAGCAGGATGCATTAAAAGATGTTGGTGGTTTTGTCGGCGGTGTGTTAAAAGGTAACCAAAGACTTTCACATAATATCGAGTCCAGGGATCTAATTACCCTGGACTTTGATAATATTGCAAGTGGGATGACAGATGATGTTATCAAAAGGGTCCAGATATTAGGGTGTAACTATGTTATATATTCAACTAGAAAGCATGCTAGCTATAAACCCAGGCTTAGGATAATCATTCCTACAGATAGGACAATTACCGTTGATGAATATGAGCCTATAGCGAGAAAAGTGGCTGCCATGATAGGAATAGAGATGGCAGACCCGACAACATTCCAGGCATCTAGATTAATGTATTGGCCGAGTTGTTCGTCTGATAGTGAGTATGTGTATAAGTATGAGGACAAGCCATTTTTAAACGCAGACGGTATTCTTAATCAGTATGCAGATTGGAAGGATATCACTTGTTGGCCGCAGGTTCCTGGGGTCGATATTAAGCAAAGGCACTTAGTGGATAAACAACAAGACCCTACTACTAAAAAAGGGCTTGTGGGGGCTTTTTGTAGGACCTATGATATATTTTCAGCCATGGATAAGTTTATCCCCGGAGCCTATGAAGATACAGGAAAAGATGACAGATACACCTATGCCGGTGGGTCAACCTCAGGTGGTGCTGTTATATATCAAGATGGAATGTTCTTGTACTCCCACCACGCTACAGACCCATGTAGTGGTCAGCTAGTTAATGCCTGGGACCTTATAAGGCTGCATAAGTTCTCACATCTTGATGAAGAAGCGACTGAGGGAACGCCCGTATCCAAAATGCCGTCTTACGTGGCTATGAAAGAGCTTGTTAGGGTAGATAAGGCAGTTATGTCTAAGCTTGATGAAGAGCGCCAGGAAGAGGCCCAGGATTACTTCAATGACCTAGGTCAAAGTGGAGTAGGTCAAAGTGCCGTAAGTCAAGATGTAGCGGATAGTGTAGATCAAGTTAAAGAAATAGAAGATAGCAACTGGGTAGAGAAGCTAGAAAAAAATCCAAATACTGGAAAGAATGAAAAGTCAATAGCCAATATAGTGCTAATATTATCTAATGATAGGAATTACAGGGGTAGAATATGGCTAGATGATTTTGCCGGTAGGCTTATGGTTACTTGTCCACTACCCTGGGATAGCGGTGACGGATCGAGAGAGTGGAAAGACTCAGATGACGCCCAGTTGGCTTTAAGATTAGAAAAGGAGTACCAAATAACGGGCAAGGATAAGATAGAAACAGCAGTTAAGGTAGTCAGTGATAACAACAAAAGAAACGAAGTAAAAGACCTTATAGAGTCATTTAAGTGGGATGGCGTACCGAGGATACCTACCCTGCTGCATGACTACTTAGGTGCTGAACAATCCATATATGCAGTGGATATCATGAAGAAGTCATTGGCTGCTGCCGTTGCTAGGGCGTTTAGTGATAGTGGGGTTAAGTATGACTATATGGTAATTTTTACTGGTAAGCAGGGGATAGGTAAGTCTACATTCTTGAGTAAGTTAGGCATGAACTGGTTTAGTGATAGCCTGTATAATTTTGAGGGTAAAGAGGCGGCGGAACTTATCCAGGGAACCTTGATTAATGAGGTAGGCGAGTTATCAGCCATGAATAAGTCAGAGACTGAGGCTATCAAGCAGTTTTTATCTAAGACGCACGATATCTACAGGGCTGCTTATGGTAGGCACACTTTTAAAAGGCCTAGAAGATGTGTATTTTTTGGGTCAACTAATGCAAGTGAGTTTCTAAAGGATGCCACGGGTAATAGGCGTTTTTGGCCGATAAAGGTTGGCGTAGAGCCTACTACTAAGAACATATTTAAGGATCTAGACGAGGAAATAGACCAGATATGGGCAGAAGCTTATATTTACTATATATTAGGTGAACCCTTGTATCTAGAGGGCGAGAGTGAAGCCATATCGAAGAAGTTCCAGGAAGACTTTAGAGAGATTGACCCTTGGCAGACAGAGATAGAAGAGTTTCTTGCTATGAAGATACCTAGGGATTGGTACAGCCTTAATATCGGTCAACAAAGGGCATACGTGCAAGGAAATTTAAAGACAGAAAGTCCATTAGTAGATAGAGATAGAGTGTGCATTAAAGAGATTTGGCAGGTGTGTTTTGGCACTGATATGAAATATTGCACTAAGAGAGAATCCAATAGGATATCATCAATATTGACCGGATTATCGGGGTGGCGAAAGATAAATTCTACTGCCAGATACGGAAATTTCGGTACTCAAAAAGGCTTTGAAAAAAGCAAAATAATAGAGCTAAAACGGATTAACTAATGGGCATTTTTTTGTAAACCATCTTTTAATTTTGTAAACCATCTTTGGTTTACAAAAAATCTAAGTGTAAACCATCTAAACCATAAAAAATATAGATGTTTTACAAGTTGGTTTACAACGCAAAGTAGTAATTTCAATAGATTTATTAATTTGTAAACCATGTAAACCATAAATACATATATAATACAAAAAATATATAATTATAGAAAAAATATGAATCTATAATATCTATACGCGCTATATTTAATAACTCTATACACGTACGCGATATTTTGGTTTACATGGTTTACATCTAATTTTTAGGGAGTTTCAGAGATGTTAGAAAGAGATGTTGAAAGACGATTAGTCAGAGAAATTAAAAACCTAGGGGGGTTATGTTATAAATTCATATCTCCAGGAAATGTGGGGGTACCAGATAGGATATTAGTGTTAGAGTCAGGAGTGATTATATTTGCAGAGATAAAAGCAGATAAGGGTAAGTTGACTATGGCACAGAGAAGTCAGATAAGTAAAATCAGGGGACGACACCAAAGGGCTGTAGTTGTCTACGGCATACCTGGAGTTGAAAAACTAGTTGACCTTATTAAGAGGTCTAGGTATGATTTAATACCGGATGAATTGAGGTGATCAAGTGAGTTTGAAATTACACCCATACCAGGCACATTGTGTGGATAAGATTTTAGAAAATGACAACATAGGTCTATTTCTTGACATGGGATTAGGCAAGACCCTTATAACACTTACAAGTATAGATAAACTAAAATACGATAGATTTTTAGTAAATAAGGTGTTAGTTATAGCACCTAAGAAGGTGGCAGAAGCTACCTGGCAAAATGAGATTGAAAAATGGCCAGAACTAAACCACCTAAAAGTATCCACAGTGCTGGGAACAGAAAGGCAGAGAATAAAGGCCCTTAATACTACAGCAGATGTGTATATCATAAACCGAGAGAACGTGGTATGGTTAGTGGATTTATATCAAAATAATTGGCCGTTTGATATGGTGGTGTGTGATGAATTTTCCAGTTTTAAATCTTATCAGGCAAAGAGATTTAAGGCTTTAAAATCGGTTAAGCCACACATCAAAAGACTTATTGGCCTAACTGGTACACCAAGCCCTAATGGGCTATTAGACTTGTGGAGTCAGGTATATTTACTAGATAGTGGCCAGAGATTGGGTAAAAGCTTTTTTGGGTTTAGAGCCAATTACTTTAAGTCTGACTACATGGGATATTCCTACGAGCCTGTAGAAAATACAGAAAAGCTAATCACAGATAAGATATCAGATATTTGTATTTCTATGAAAGCAGAGGATTACCTGGACTTGCCACCAGTTACTGATAATATTATCCCAGTTAGATTAACGCCTAAAGCAGAGAAGCAGTACAAAACTATGGAGCGTGATATGATATTGGCCGTTCCTGATGCAGAAGATATAGACGCCACGAGTGCAGCAGCTTTATCTAATAAATTACTACAGCTAGCCAACGGGGCAATTTATGATGAAGACCATAATTATCACGAGATCCACGACTGTAAGATAGATGCATTTATGGAGCTTATAGAACAGCTAAATGGCAAGAGTGCGTTAGTGTTTTATAACTACCAACATGACCTCGTAAGGCTTCAGGATGTATTAGCCAAGACTAAGTTAAGGGTTAAGAAGCTAGAGGGCCCACAGGACCAACTAGACTGGAATGATGGCAAGATAGATATACTACTTACCCACCCAGCTAGTTCAGCTTATGGACTTAATTTACAGCAGGGTGGAAATCACGTAGTATGGTTTGGCCTTAACTGGAATTATGAGCTATATACACAGGCTAATAAGAGACTTCACAGGCAGGGGCAGACAGAAAAAGTAATAATACATCACTTAGTAACACAGGATACGAGAGATGAAGATGTTATGGAAGCCTTAAGACGTAAAGAAGACGTACAAAATTATGTACTAGACAGTCTAAAGGCTAGAATTAAGAGGGTTAAGGGGGAGTGATCATGACACCTAAGAAATACTTAGAACAAATTCAGATATTAGAGACCAAGATAAATTTAAAGAAAGACCAGATATTAGAGGAAAGAGCAAGGGCCCAGTCGTGTACTGCGGTGATGTCAGAGAGGGTTCAAACGTCACCTTGTGGAGATAGCCTACCAAACATAATTAATAGGATATGTGGGTTTGAAAAGGATATGGACAATCTCATAGATGAATTGATTGACTTAAAACGAGATATAATAGCTAAGCTAGACCAGATGACTAATCCAGACCATATCAGGATTTTAGATATGAAATACCTTAAGGGTAAGAATTTAGTTGAGGTAGCGTGCGAATTAAACTACAGCTATAGGCAGGTTAAGAGAAAACACGGATGGGCGTTAGAAGAATTCAAGCAATTTATGTAAAGATGTCCCCTAATGTCCCCGTATCATGTGATATTATGGTATCGTGGAAGTATAAAGGACAGCCAGTAAGTAGCTTCATATAATTTCTAGGGCAAAAGCCTTTTACTTCCACCACTAAATTAGGAAGTTACCATAAGACCTCCTTGACTTATATATTTTGAAAAGGACATCCGATTGGGTGTCTTTTTGTTGTGATAAAAAGTAACGATAGCGTTACCAGTAAAATTGAAAGTGAGGTGAGCCTGATGGCAAAGTTAACCGACAAACAACGTCGATTTGTAGAAGAATATCTAATCGATCTTAACGCCACTCAGGCGGCCATAAGAGCAGGATATTCAGTAAAAACTGCTAAAGAAATTGCAGCACAAAACTTAACAAAACTTAACATTTCAAACGAGATTGCTAAGGCAATGGCAGAAAGGTCAAGAAGAACAGGGGTAACGGCAGATAGAGTTATAGAGGAGTTAGCGAAGATAGGGTTTGTCAACATAGGTGATGTAGTCAACGTAACAACGGGTGGCGTGTATTTGGACGCTAAAAAAGATGACCTAGCTAGTATTCAGTCAATTAAAATCAAAGAAACTGAATTTGGTAGAGAGCAGGAAGTCAAACTATATGATAAGAAATCCGCACTGGAATTACTTGGAAAGCACCTAGGTATATTTACTGACAAGATAAATATTAATGCCAATGTAGACAGCCGAAAACTAGATGATGTCATTAGTCAGTTAGGTGGTGAGGGCTTAGATGAATGATCATGTAATGCCACTATCACCTAAGTACATAGATTTTTGTAATACAGTTAATGGTGTTGATGTTGATGTACTAGAGGGGACCACTGCTTCTGGCAAAACTACAGTTGGTGCAGGTGTGAAATTTATGCGTATGGTGTCTAGATCAAGTAAGAAACTTCACATCATAGCTGCAAAGACCACTGGTATAGCGGAAAAGAACATACTAAACCCAGACTATGGTATTTTAGATATTCACCCAAGTGCAGAATATTATGGTAATGGTGATAAGTCTGACAAGATTCCACACATTAAGTTTGAGGGTAAGATTATATACATACTGGGTTATGATAATAGGGATAAGTGGAAAATGGCTCTAGGCGGTCAGTATGGGTGTGTATACATAGACGAGTGTAACACCGCGGATATAGAATTTATGCGAGAAATTGTATCCAGAAATGACTACATGTTACTGACCTTAAATCCTGATGATCCTAATCTGCCGGTATATGATGAATTTATAAACCGGACAAGACCGTATAAGAAATATAAGGCAGATGTCCCACTTGAAATCATGGAAGACCTAGAAAAAGTAGAGCCAACACCTAAGTGGCGGTATTGGTTTTTTACATTCAACGATAACTACAGCCTATCACCTGAGGATATTGAGAAGAAAAAAAGGTCAGTACCCAAAGGAACTAAGCTATACAAGAATAAGATTCTAGGGTTAAGAGGTAGGGCAACAGGGTTGGTATTCCCTAACTTTGATAGACAAGTTCATGTAAAACCAGAGAAGTGGCTTAGAAATAGACTTGATGAAAGGTACTGCAAGGAACATAAAATAAAGCAGTGGAAATTAATACATTTTACAGGGGCACTAGATACGTCGTATTCAAGTGAAAGTCCTGATACGTTTGCTATGAGTTTTCAAGGAATTACTGATACCGGGGTGTTGATATATCTTGAAGAAGAGGTATACAATAACGCTAAGTTAACGCAGCCACTAGCACCTAGTGACGTAGCATCGTTATTTTATGAGTTCCTGGAAAGAAATAGGGTAAAGTGGGGATTTAGTCCTGATAACTTTATAGATTCAGCAGACCAGGCCACGCTAACAGAAATTAATAAATTTAGGCGTAGAAATCCAAAGGTGTCTGTGTATAGATTTAATAATGCGTGGAAGAAGATGACAATAATAGATCGTATTCACCTGATGTTAGGTTGGCTAAATTATGATGATGGCCAAGACCCGTATTATTATGTACTTGACCACAACCCACACCATATAAGAGAAATGGAGACCTATAGCTGGAAAGAAGATAAATATGAGCCAGAAGACCGTAACGACCACACAATAAATAGTGGCCAGTATGGTTTTATTCCGTATAAATTTAGTATAGGAGAGAGGTGATAAAGTGATAAATGTTATAAAAAATAATACTGATATACCAGTTAATTTGACAGAGTTAATCAGTTTTAATAATAACTGTATTAAAAACAGGATCTGGTATAGAGGTGACCCGTCAGAGTTAGAAGAATTCTTTAAGTCCGCTATTAATTCAGATAGTGTAAGTAGGGCTAGATTTTGGGCGTCTGTCCCGGCTAGTGGTACTATAAGAAAATTCCACAGTGGAATATACGCAACTATTATTGACTCTATCACCGATTTAATATTAGGTGATTATGAGGGGTTACAGGTTGGGGATTTGCAGGATGGAAAAAACCAGATATTGGATAGCTGGGAAGAAATAGCCAAAGACAATAACTTTGATAGTGAACTATTCAGAGACGCGATTACCGATACATTGATTGTTGGTGATGGCGTTTTTAAGTTTTCATACGATAAGGAAGTTTCAGAACACCCTATTATAGAATTTGTATCGGGTGAGGATCTAGAAATATTAGTAAAAAGAGGTAGACCCGTTGAGTATAGATTCTATAGTCACTACAAAAAAGACAGCAGAAATTATAAGCTTGTTGAATCCTATAAAAAAGGGGCTATTGAGTATAAGTTGGTAGATGAACACGGTAAGGAAGTGCCAATGTCAACAGTTGAAGAAATAAAAGACTTAACAGATGTTACCTGGTCAGGTAACTTCTTTTTGTGTGTACCCTTAAGATTTTATAAGTCCCCTAAAGATAGAAACAGGGGGATGGGAATACTGGACCGTAAAAGTGATAATATAGATGCATTAGATGAGGTAGTCTCACAGTGGATAGAAGCAATAAGGGATGGCAAGGTAAAAACTTATATTCCTGAAGCTCTTTTACCTAAGGACCCTGAAACGGGCAGAGTGCTATCACCGAGTTCATTTGACAACAAGTTTATAAAAACGGACACGCCTATGAAAGAGGGCCAGTTAGATAAGATTGAGCAGGTGCAGGCAATTATTAACTATGACGCCTTTGTAAATACATATGCCAGCCTTTTAGACTTAGTGCTACAAGGGATAGTATCGCCATCAACACTTGGAATTGACTTAAAGAAGACCGACAACGCAGAGGCTCAAAGAGAAAAAGAAAAAACCACACTAAAGACTAGGGGTAAGATAGTTGATACTCTTATGGAAGTTATTCCACAGGTGGTTAATACTGCTCTGATAACACAGCAAATTATAGAGAACAAAGGCGTAGGTGTTGTTGTGCCTGATAATGATGTGTCTTTGTTGTTTGGTGAATACGCAAGCCCTTCTTTTGAGGACAGAGTGGATACTACATCTAAGGCAGCTGCTGCTAATATCATGAGTATTGAGAGGCAAGTAGATGAGTTATGGGGTGATAGTTTAACTCCTGAAGAAAAAGAAGAAGAGGTTGAAAGGATAAAAAGCTTAAGAGGGGTAAGCATTGTTGAAGAAGACCCTGAGGGCGTCCATGATTTAGGTGGTGATCCAATTGAAACGGAGCCGGAAGAAGAATCTAAGAACGAATAGCCAGCCTTGGGATGATATAACTTACATCTACCAGAAGATGGAACTGGAACTAGTCGTGTCAATGAAGAGAAACTTAGTCAAACATGAGAAGGAAGAAATGAAACACGGCTTTAAGTGGGAGCAGTGGCAGGCTGCCAAACTTAGAGATATGGAAAGATTTAGGAAAGAGAATCAAGATATTATAAGTTCCTATGAGCCTGAAATTGAAAAAGTAATACAGACAGCACTGATAAATACCTACGATATGGGGGTTAAATTGGCTACTGACAGCCTCATAGAAGCCGAGCAATTAAATCTTGATAGTAATATTAGGATAGCTTTACCAAAACTAACAGAGCCTGTTATAGAGCCTCACAAATTAATACCAAGTGAGTCAGTAACTAAGGAAGAAGTTAAGCAAGCCTTAAAAGAGTTTGAAATGTCCGGTAGAGTAAAAGAAAATGTGTTTTTTAGAATCAATGATGACAAGCTAAAAGCCTTGATTAAGGAAACAAAGAAAGCTGTAGCAGACCCAACAAAGGCTATCTTGAGATACCAGGATGACCAATACAGGCAGATTATAACCAGGGCCCAGGTAGGCTTATCTAATGGCAGTTTAACTCTTGAACAAGCTATAGACCAGGCAACTAGTGATTACCTAAGAGCTGGGATATCTAACATAGAGTATAAAAATGGTAATAGGGTAAATATAGCAGATTATGCTACTATGTGCCTAAGGACATCTAACCATAAGGCTTTTTTACACGGCCAGGGCGCTAAAAGAAAACAAATGGGCGTTACAACAGTTTTAGTGTCGCAACACCTAACCGCATGCCCTTTATGTGTACCTTGGCAAAATAAGATTTTAATTGATGATATTTTCAGTGGTGGAGATAAGGAAGATGGACCATATCCACTACTAAGTGAAGCGGTTGACGAGGGATTACTTCATGTTAATTGCCAGCACAACCTAAATACATTTTATCCTGGAATAAGCACAATGCCCCCAACACTTGACCCTGACAAAGTAGACGAGGCTTATAAGGAAACTCAAAAACAAAGACGTATACAAAGAGATATCAGACGCCAAAAAAGAGTGGTAGCAGGCACAACAGATTTAACTAACTTCAACAATGAAAAAAGAAAGCTAGAAGCCCTAGAAAGTAAATTAACTGATAAAGATGTCAGTAAGACTAAAATAAGGGATACGGGTGTTAATCTGCGAAAACATAAGTCAGACTTGAAAGAAGAAGAATATCGTAGTAGAATAGATAGTAAGAAGTGGTTAGAAGCTGAATTCTCTGATGAGAAAAGATTAAAGGCACATATCAAGAAGCACATACATCAATACGGCAACATTACTGATGAAGAATACGTTCAAATTGCTAGAGAATTACTGGCCGAGCCATTAAGTGATGATGTAATAGGATTTGTTAGTGGCAAAGGCTACGTTTTTAAAGGTAGAATAAGTACGAATGATTTTGCATTGGGTAGAGAGGATATGAAGATAGCGACTTTATTTAAGCCAGATGATGGTATAAGAGATTATATGAAAGAGCAGGTCGAGTTATATGGCAAAATATAATAATATGATTACACGAAAAGATGAATGTTCCCACCCTATGAAGTGTCCAGTTTGTGGTAACTGGGTTGACTTTTTTGACATCTGCGAGAACTGTGGGTATCAAAATCAAGGCGTTGATGAAGACAATGGGTTAAGAGGACCCAACAAGATGACTCTTACAGAAGCAAAAGAGGCATATAGGAACGGGCATAAAATTTATTAAAGCACTTTAACAGAGGTTAGGGTGCTTTTTTAGTGCAGCAAATCCATATAACGGATTTTGGCTAAAATTCGACGTATAAAATTCTATATAACGGAAAAAGGCTAAAATTCGTCGTATAAAATATGAGAGGAGAAAAATAATGGATTACATTGAAAGAATGGAACAGGAACTAAAAGAATTGACAGAAAAAGGAGCGAAATTAGATAAGGCAATTAGGGAATTAGGGAATTAGAGGGGCTAAGTGCTGATGAATTAGGATTAATGTATGCCCAGCTATATTTTATGAATAGCTATGCCGATATCTTAAGTAGGAGAATTGAACTGGCTAAAGAGTTGAGAAAGGATAATTAATATGATAAGTAACGAAAGATTTATAAGTTTGTGCATCCAGAAGGTAATGCTATATGAAAATGCAAGGGAAGACCAAAATAGCTTCTTAAACATTGATGATGTGTTTGTTGTATGGTCTTGTAAGACACTACAGAATAGCAAATGCTTAGTTAGTGCCAAGAATAAGGGAGCCTATTACTATGAGTTTACCATGAATGGTGATAAGGGAGAAATATACATGGATGTATATAAGAAAGTTGAAAATATCCCACTAGACCTAGAAGGAAACAGAATAACTACAAGTATAAGAGAAAAGGAAATAACACCTAGAAACTGCATTGTTTCAACTGGTTGTTGCGGTTAATTTCGTTATTTGCGTTCCATTTTCTACCGGGACGAAAGAAACGCAAATTGCATAAGCATTGAAAATACTAGCTTTTTTCGTCTCACTATCTACCACGAATTGCGGTAAAAAATGTGCGACGGAAATATATTTCCTTCGCAAAACTAAAATATCTATACCCTAGCACCTTAACAGGTAATTGATTGTGTGGAAAGCAATCCTTATACTAGGGTTTCCTATAGATAATAAATTTAGCATGTAGATAGCTGACTTTTATTTAAAAGAGGCTCTATGTGTGGGTGTATGGTCTTAAAAGGGCCATGCACTATAAATAAATATAATCGACCTGGACAAGTCGTTAAAAGGTCTATTTTTTATGCAATAAAGTACTCAGGGCTAAGAGAATAAAAGGGTCAACTACATACTGGCACCGACCAGAATAAAAAGGAGAGTAGATAATATGAAGTGGTTAGAAGAAATATTGAAAGATGTTGAGGGTAAGGATGACATCATAAAAGATATCAAAAAGGGTATTGGTGAAAACTTTGTATCCAAGGCAGATTTCAATACAAAAAATGAGGCGGTTAAGACTCTGGAAAAACAAGTAATTGAGAGAGACGAACAACTAGAAACTCTTAAGAACTCTAAGGAAGATACGGAGACCCTAAAGGCTACGATTGAAACCTTACAGAAAGAGAATAAGACTAATGCAGAGCAGTACCAGGCAGATTTAAAGGCTATGACTTTGGATACTGCTATAAAACTTGCCATAGCAGGTAAGGTTCATGATGAAAACTTAGTTACCGGGCTGTTTAACAAAGAGGCTTTAATCGTAGGTGAAGATGGTAATATCATAGGCTTGGATGAGCAGTTAAAGGGCCTACAAAAGGACAAGGGCTTTTTATTTAAAGAGGTTGAAGACCCAGACGGCTCTAATGCTGATGGTATAGACTTCAAGTTTGGGGCAGGTAAGAACGAACCTAAGCTGACTGAACAGGCCTTAAATGAGGCTTTTGGCCTACCGTCTGAGAAGTAGAGAGGAGAATTAAACAATGAGTTACAATTATGCAGAAAGATTTGAAAGACAGATTGAGAATAAATACAAGCACGGATTAACAAGTGCTGACATGGCGGCGAATAAAAAGTATAAGTTTATCGACGCACAGACAATTAAGATTCCAACAATAGCCCTATCAGGATATAAGGACCATAAGAGAAATGGTGACGTGAATAAGGGTACAATCACTAATGATTGGACACCTTATAAGCTGACTCATGATAGAGACATAGAATTCTATGTTGATGAGATGGATGTAGACGAAACTAACCAGGTGCTAAGTGCCGGAAACATAACATCAGCTTTCATGGAAGACCAGGCTATTCCTGAAACGGATGCATACAGGTATTCTAAGCTATATGCAGACGCTAAGTCACATGGTGCTAAGATAGACAATACTGCACTAACAGTGAATAACATCTTAGAAGTGTTTGACAAGGCCATGGAGTATATGGACGAAGCGGGCGTACCATCTGAAGGTAGAAAGATGAAGGTAACACCAGCAGTATACAGGATGATTAAGAATGCTGAAAAGATTCAGAGAACACTAGAGGTAACTGGTGGTGCAAATATTAACAGAAATGTTAGAAGCTTAGATGAGGTGGAAATAACAAAGGTGCCATCAGATAGATTTAAGACTGTCTATGATTTTGCTGATGGATTCAAGCCTGGAAGTTCAGCTAAGCAGATGCATATGATCATCTATCACACATCAGCAATAATTGCACCGATTAAGGTTCAGGATGTGTATTTGTGGCCTAAGGGGTCTACACCTCGTGCTGCTTTTGGGTGGTTATATCAGAATAGGTCATTCCAGGATACATTCCTTATCAAGCAGAAGAAGGAAGGTATCTACATAGTATCTGAAGCAGAATAGGGGGTAAATCATGTACGCAGTAAAGGGAAATAGAGAATATAAGATTGATGAAGTCGAAAAGGATACCTATATATCTAATGGGTATTCGATTTATTCTGATGAATTAGAGCTTGTGGAAGCTCCAGGAGACAGTGTATCAGAGGTAGAAAAGCTTAAGGCTGAAAATAAGAAGCTTAAGGCTGAAAATACCAAGCTAAAGAATAAGCTAAAAGGCACACAGGGTCAGTCAGAAGATAATCAGGAATCAGAGGGGCAGTAATTTTTATTGCCCCTTTATTTTAAGGTAGGTGATAAAGATGTATGCATCAATAGATGATTACGTTAGATTAGGGTATGAGGAATTAGATGATAAAACAGAAGTTTACCTGGAAAGGGCATCTAGACAGGTCAACATAATATGTTTTGGTCGTATAAATGGCTATGGATTTAGCAATCTTACAGACCACCAAAGGGCACTAATTAAAGAAGCTGTTTGTGCACACGCAAAATTCTTATATGACTATAAGGACTACTTATCCATCCCGCTTAATAGTTTTTCGATATCAAAAACATCAATGAATTTTGGTGATATTGGGGTCAGCATTAGTGGTATTAGGACTTCAAAAGAGGTCGTGGAATACCTGAGGGGAACAGGCTTGACCTGTAGGGTGCTAAGATGATAGGAAAATTCCCAAAACCACCTAGTATTATAATGAATACCGATATTGAGATAATACAAGAAATAGATGGTGAGGATGGCGTCACAGAGGATCTAGTGTATAAGGGTAAGTGTTACTATGAAGAAGCTATAAGACGCGTTCTAGACGAAAATAGACAGGTTATAGAACTATCAGGGCTTGCCATTGTATACACCAACTTAGTCTTTAACAAGGCTTTCATCAGAATTGATGGAAAGACCAGGACTATTTACAGAACATCTAGACCAAGAAATCCTGACGGCTCTGTTTATTCAACTGAAATGGAGTTGATTTAATGACTAAGGTAGAAGTAAGTATAACCCTAAATCAAGAGGTTATAGATAAGATTAAATCAGCAGCAACACCCACACTGGAAATGGCCATGGATGCCTTGGCTACTGAAATAGAGAGTAAACAGGTAGTGCCATTTAGAGATGGTATATTAAAAGACTCTGAACATCATGGAGTAGTAGACAATGAGGGTTACATATCATGGGATACCCCTTATGCTAGACGATTATATTACCACCCTGAATATAATTTTAGTAAGGATAAGCACATCAATGCCAGAGGCTTATGGTGTGACTACTGGCAATATGGAGATGGTAGAAAATGGTTGGCTAATGCAGTGGGAATCTTCTTGAAAATGAATTCAGGGGGTGTAATTAAGTGATAACAGCTTCTAATGTAAAAGATTATCTAAAAAGTAAGATAGACGGTGTGGACCGTTGGTACAGCGGTTCCCTAAGAAGCAATGATGTAAAAAGTATTTGTGTGTATTCTAAACCATCTATGGGCACCAATAAGGTATGCGTAGGCGGATTAGAAAATACAAGCACCTTTATACAAGGCTATTCAGTCTTGATACATTGGACGAAAAATACCATTGAGACAGAACTAAAATCAATGGAAATTTACAATGCTTTATGGGGGCAGAACCCAGTTATAAACGGGCACCGAGTTATTAAAATCAATTTAAGAGACGCAAGCCCAATAGGGTTAGGAGTTGATGACAACGGGATTTATGAATACGTAATCAACTTCGATATATTATATGAAAGGTAGGTAAAATATGCCTAAGAATAATGGACTAGCTGGAGTTTATCCAGTATACAAGATAAAATTTAAAGTCGGCATTAAAGGAACAAAGTCACAGGCTGCCGACATGAAGATAATAAAGGACCTTGAAACATTTTCGCTATCTATTGATGGTAACGTAGAAGAGTGGACGCCAATGGATACGGACGGATGGGTAAGGCGCCTTATGACAGGTAAGGGCTTTACTATATCCCTAAACGGTAAAAGGCATGTAGGTGATGATGGTAACGACTATGTGGCTGATGTAGCGTGGAAGGATGGACTTGACTGCTCTACAAAGGCAGAAATTGAATTCCCTAACGGATCTAAGTTAGCTTTCGATGCGATAATTGACGTTAAGAATGTAGAGGGTGCAGATTCAACAAATGTTGCACCGCTTGAATTTGACCTAATGAGTGATGGAAAGCCGCAGTTTACACCAGCACCACAGGCTTAATTAAATAGGTCTTAGTGGTTATAGTTTTATAAATTATTGTATGTGAGGGTCATGGTATGTGGCCCTCTTTATTTTAAGATAGGAGATTTAGAATATGGCTAAGCAGTTTTATGATATATCAAATAAATTATCTAGGCAGATGCCTGTAATTAAGTTTGAAGAGGGCAAGGAATTTAAGATAAACAGTTCTCTTAAGGGCGCTATTGCTATCCAGGGAATAGCCGAGAGTGGAAAAGAAGATTTAAACACCCTAAGGCAGATTGTGTCTATAGGAATAGGGGTTGAGGGGCTCGAATATGTAGAGTCGCAGGATTTCACTATTCCAGATTGGCAGACCATAGTGGAAACAATATCTAACGCAATGATGGGTCTTGATGATGAAGAGGGGGAGCCTCAGGAAAAAAAGTTAGATGGTACGATCTGGTAGAAGATTGGGACCTGATAGAGGCTTCATTTGTGACACAGTACGGTATTAGGCTTAGAGAGACAGATATGCAGTGGGATGAGTTTTGTACACTACTTAGTGGAATTATGCCAAAGACCCCACTGGGTCAAGTCGTATCCATAAGGTCAGAAGAGGACAAGGAAACATTAAAGACTTTTAATGACCATCAAAGAAAAATAAGACAGGACTGGAGAAGTAAGCAAGCCAGATTAAGGACAGAAGAAGAAAACGAATTAATGATGAAGAAACTAGAACTTATGTTTGAAAAAGCATTTGGGTAGATATAGGCAGCAATAGAAAGTGAGGTGATTGGTATGTCAGATAGTGTAGGTACAGTAAAGCTTGGGGTCGAGTTAGACGCAGATATCTCTAAATCACTTAGCAAAGTGACCGACTCAATAGCCGGGAAAATTAAGTCTATGTTTGAAACTCCTGAAGGTGCAACTAAGATAGGTGAAGCTTTTGCCAAGAGCATGGAGCAATCCACAGCTAAGATGGATAAAATCATGGAAAAAGTTGATACTGGCATGGGGCAGACAGTGACTAAGGTTGATGTGGCGCTACAGAAGATGATTGGCGGCATTAGTAAGGCTGTTGATATCCTTATGGAGAAGCTAAAAGCACTAAATACTCAACAGATAAACCCCGGACAGGATGTCATACCTAATATCAGTGATAAGATAAGCATACCACAACCGAGAGCACCACCGATTAAGACAAATATTAAGGCAGACATACAATATTACCAGGAGCAGATAGCTCTGATTAAAGAAACAATCAACCTACAAGAATCCGCAGCGGATAGGCACATTAAGAAAATTAAAGAGTTAGAGGCCGAATATAAAAAGGCTGCAACATCAATGAAAAGTGTTGGTGGCCAGATTAAAGAAGTATTTGACCCTAACACAGCTAGTGCCAAAAAATTAGCTGGTGAGATTGCCAAAGAGAATCAGGCAGTAGATAAGATAGGAATAAGTGTAGGTAACTTAAATTCTAAGCTGAACCAGACAGAAAGACATATGAAGATGTTACAAGATAAGGCAAATAGTGCTACTTCAGGAGTAACTAAAGCCGTATCTAAAACAAATTCACGCCTAAAGAGTATCACTAACAGGACTTTTAGGGGCATGAGGTCGGCTATGATGTTGCCTTTTAAGCCAACCATCAATGGCTTTAAAAGGCTAGGTAGGGCGGCCCAAAACGCAGGAGAGAGAGGCAGCAAAAGTCTAGGAACATTAGATAAGTCATTTTGGAGAGTATTCAGGCGACTATTTATAATCGGCACAATATCTAAAATGCTAAGAGGTCTTACTGGCTACATAGGTGATGCCTTAATGGCCAATGAAAGATATAGGGCTTCACTGGACACTGTAAAATTAAACCTTGCAGCTGCTTTCCAACCAATCATGGATATTATGATTCCTGCTTTGGTAAATTTGATGACTTGGCTGGCTAAGGCAACTGGATATATGGCGGCTTTTATAGCCACAATGTTTGGGACAACTTATAAGGCTAGTGTTCAAGGGGCTAAGCAATTAAATACTCAGACAGCAGCCTATAAAGAAATGAGTAAGCAGTCACAAAAGACTGCCAATAAAGTGAAAAAATCAGCTAAGGAGATGATAGGATCCTTGGCCGGATTTGACGAGATCAATACAATTAATTTGAAATCAGATGTTGAAAATGTTAAATCAGGAGATGGTGACGTTCCTAGTTGGGTTAATGCTGTCACTACTGAAATTGGTGATACATCTGTATTTGATAAATTCAAGAAGATACTGGATGGTATATTTAAGCCATTTAAGGAGTCTTGGGCAAATGAGGGCCAAAATACAGTAAATGCCTTTAAATATGCCATGGGTGAAATATCTGAACTTGCAAAATCAGTAGGTAGGTCTTTATATGAAGTGTGGACCAATGGCACTGGCACCCAAATGTTAGATTCCATACAGCGCTTATTACAGAATATATTACTACTAATAGGTGATATAGCTAAGTCGTTTAGGCTAGCATGGGATGACGAGGGCAGAGGTACACAAATCATCCAAAACATAGCTGATGGGATAATTAATACTATCCAGCTATTTGGAAGTATAACTAATAGCATACGAGAGGTTTGGGGAGTTGTTGGTGATGAAATAGCAGTCAACTGCCTTGATATCCTGGGTAATGTAACCCATCTGTTTTCACAAATACCAAAGACTTTTAAAGAGTCTTGGGAAAAGAACCAGATAGGCACAGAACTCCTACAGCATATAGGAGATGGATTCAATAACATACTTGGCCTAATAAATGATGTGACGGGTTCTTTAGATGGTCTATGGGCTAAGTTTGGCCCATCTATCACTGATACGGTCATGCAGTGCCTAAATGCCACTTCTGGCCTATTTGAGTCTATGACAATAGGCTTTAGAGGAGTTTGGGATAATGGTGGAAACCATCTGTTTGAGTCGATAGGAAGACTTGCTACAAGGCTATTTGAGTTAGCTGGGCGTATATATTCTGACTTTATAGCACCGGTAGCGGGGAAGTTTTTAGAGGTTCTAGGACCTGCAATCGGTAAGGTGCTAGATATAATAGCTTCACTGTTAGATAAGTTTAGTGAACTTATTGAGTGGATCCTACAAGAAGGTAATCCGGCTTTTGATTTGTTGTGTGGTGCATTAGCGGGTGCGGGTGTTGCCTTACTAACATATAAGGGTTATCTACTAGCAACAAGTATTGCACAAGCAGGCTTAGGAACGATTTTATCAACAAATTTAGCCCCAGCAATAGGGCTAGTTACAAAGGCATTCGCTTTTATCTGCTCACCTATAGGAGCAGTTACACTGGCTATTGGTGCTGCGGTAGCCATAGCGGTAGTACTATGGAAGAATTGGGATAAGATAGGTCCTGAAATTAAAAAGATATGGGAAGGTATAAAAAAGGCCTGCGTCGATATATTTACTGGCATAGGCAAGTTCATATCCGATACGTGGGATAGCATAGTTAAGGGAGTTACCGAGTTTGGCTCTAAGGTCCTAAAGGGCTTAGGTGACCTAGTAATGTCCATATTAAAGGGTGCGACTGAGTTTATGGCAAAGTTCATCACCTGGTACATCAACCTTTGGGGTGAAATAATTCGACTATGTGGTGAAGGTATATCTAAGGCACTAAAAGCCATAGTAGACTTCTTTGCCAAGTTCCTAACGGCCGGATGTGATCTAGTTAGGCATATTGCCAGAGGTATAGGCAACACAATGAGTAGTGCAGTCACAGCCATGGCCAATGTTGGGAGAAGTATATTCAATGCTATTAAGAGTATTAACCTTTTCAGTATAGGTAAAAATCTAATCATAGGATTGTGGAATGGTATATCATCTGTCACTGACTGGATTTTAGATAAGCTAGGTGGATTCTGTGACAGGGTAGTTGACACTGTGCGCGACTGGTTTGGCATCCACTCACCATCAAGAGTATTTAGGGACCAGATAGGTAAGATGATTCCTAAGGGCATGGCTATTGGTATTGAAGCTGAATCTGGTAAGGTTATGGACGCCATGAAAGACTTAATGAATATCCCGGAACTTTACCAACCTGAATTATCATTTATGGGAGATACAAAACCGCAACCGCCCCCAGATAAGGATAGCATTGTCAAAGAGATAATAGACCTTATGGGTGGGGATAATGACGATAATCCGCAACCAAAGACGATTAATATAGTCTTAGAGCTAGATGGAGAAGTAATTGGCAAAAAGTCAGTTGAGTATATAGATGATGTTCAAAAACGTACAGGAAAGCCAGTATTCACTTAGAGAGGGGGAAACTTTACATGATAAATATAAATGGAATTGACATAACTGAGTATGTAAAGCCATATAAGATATCACTACAAGACCTGGATTCAGACTCCTCTGTCAGAAATGTAAAGGGTGAAATGATGAGGGATAGAATCGCAGTCAAGCGAAAAATTGAACTTGAGTTTGGCCCTTTACAAAGTGAAGCGATAAAGGCGATTTTAGGGGCTATTGCGGGGGTATTCTTTAGTGTTACCTTCGTAGACCCTCTAGAAGGTCAAATTACTAAGCAGATGTATTGTGGAGATAGAACCGCAGCTTTATATAGTAGTAATACAGAACTTTGGACAGGACTTAAGTTTAATCTTATAGAAAGGTAGGTGATAGACATGGGGAGTATGATTATCAAAGAAGCTTTTTCAATGCCAGCAAGGGAGCTTAGGGCAAAAGTAACTATTGGTGATAAAGTATTTACTGATGAACACTTAGAAAGCATAAGAGCCGTAACTGGATTGTCAGAGAGTAATGATTTTGAAGTAGGAACTGCCTTCATGGCATCAGCTACTATAAAACTAGTAGATAAATATGAAAATTTTAGAGAATCAAACTTTAAAAATAAACTGGCAAAGGTAGAGATTGGGGTTAAAACACCCCAGGACTTTGACTATACATCAATAGGTGAGTTTATTGTGGATTCAGTGGGAAATAATATGAAAAGTTGGGAGTTAAAGTGTTATGACAAGATGCATAAGTTTAATGTTAAGTATGATTGCAAATTGACTTTCCCAACATCCTTAAAAAGCATAGTGTTGGATATATGTAACATCTGTGGTGTTGAGCCATCAGACAACATCAAAAACTCTGCTCTACTTGATAGGATTATTAAATTTAAGCCTAATTTTTATGATATGACCGCAAGGGAAGTTTTAGCCCAGGTAGCAGAATTAGTTTGTGCGTGGGCTTATATAGATGTTGATTCCCAGAAATTGGATATAGGCAGTTATACATTGGATGATGAAATTAAGATAAATGATGACAACTTAATTTCATTTAAAGAGTATAAGAATACAAGTAATTCTGACTGTAAAATTCTTCTAGATAGTGTCAAGATAATTCAAAATGGTGCTGATGACGCAGACTATAATCCTGATAGCCCTAGGAAATTTCATATCGTGGATAACATGTTTATCCAGGGTAATGGTGCAGACTACATTGATAATGCTAAGAAATCTTTTAGATTCAATGAACTATCAGCCCTTTCCATAAAATACAACGGAAACCCAGGACTGAGACCTACTAGATGTGTTAAGGTAATTAGGGCGGGTAAGGAATATAACTTCCTTCCTTTAGTTCGTAAGCTTACCTATAATGGCGGGCTAGTTGAGGAATGCGAGTGCAAACAGATTAACTATGACCCGGCTAATCGAAGAAAAGAGATTGTCAGACACGTGGAGAAGATAAACGCCCTACTAAAAGTTATGGATAACAAAATCCAATCTAAGGTGGGGACAGAAGAATTTCAAACACTAGTTGAACAGACAAAAGAAGAAATAAAACTTCTTGCTAAGAATATCAACTTAGAGGGATATGTTAAGTTCGAGGACCTAAAAAAACAAAATAAATCAACTGTTATCCACGGTGGTAATATCACTACTGGGGTAATCCAATCAAAAGATGGCGGCTTTGGTATCGACTTAGACAATAAGACTTTTTTCTTAGGGCGTGACTTAGAACATTATGCCCTGCTTTTTGATGGTGAAAATCTGAAATTTGGAACTGGTGGAATTAAATCAGACCAGTTTTCAGAGGGACTAAAACAGGAGCTAAAAGGTCGGGATGGGCAATCCCAGTATGTTCATACCAGGTACTCAGATAGTGGTGGGGATGTAGGGGCTATGCATGTAAATGCAGTGGATGACTCAGGAGAGCCTTACAAATATATAGGATTTGCTATAACTAATTCTAGTGGTGCACCAGCCTTAAAGTCCGCCTATAAGTGGACTAAATATGTTGGTGAAGATGGTGCTAATGGAACCCCAGGAAAGTCAGGAGCGGACGGAAAGACGCCATATTTTCATGTAGCTTGGGCTGATAGCTCAAATGGTGCCGTTGGATTTACAACTCAGGGTGGCACAGACAAGAAATATATGGGGACTTACACCGATTTCACCCTAGAAGATAGTCAGAATTACAGTGACTATACTTGGGTAAGGGTAAAAGGCCAGGATGGAGAATCTTTTAAGTATAACTTAATATCCAATGGAGATTTTCACAATGATTTTGCTACAAACGAACCTAGTAACGACCCTAACAAATTAAACGAATGGCAAGTCAAAAGTCAAAAAGAAAAGAGTCTTGTTAGAATAACACCTTTTGACGGTCAATACGTAATGAACGTTCTTGCATCCGACACCGATGGAGCGGTAGAAATTAATCAGTACATAGGGTTGAAGAAAAACACAAAGTATTTTATAAAATTTATGGCATCCTCTCTATATATGTCGGTGTATTATTACGGAAATGGATATACTCAAGTGACAAAGGTTGAGGATTCGAATGTAGCTGAGTTTAAAATATATTCAGGAGAATTTACAACCCATGCGGTTAATTCTCATATGATACAATTTGACTGCAGGAAAATTACCCGCATTAGGTGGATTATTCTTTCTGAAAAGCCTATTCCGGATGATGTAGAGTGGTATCCATCGCAATTCGATTTGCAGGGAAAGGATGGAAGTGTGGAAGACCTCCCACCGGCACTAAAAGCGTGGAATGGTAATGCTACTGAGATATCAGGAAAATATGTATTTACTCCTGAACTATTCGTGGGTAACGGCTCATATGAAAATAAAACAGGGATTTACATCGGAAAAAATATAAGGGCTAAGTATCACGGTAACTGGCAAGAGATATCAGGGATGGTCGGCATGGAAAATGGAGAAGTGAATTGGATGTTCACACATTCTGGTAATCTTATGATTGGTAGAAAATTTGGCGAAACTATTCAGCTAGGGGCTGATGGTAGGGCCATAATACCTATGATAAAAACAAACATGATTGAAGCTGGGGCAATTACAGCAGAGAAGATAAGGTCTGGTGAGATTACAACCGACTTCCTATACCCAGGCACTAGTGAAAGAATTATTCTAGAGCGTGGATATTCTCCCGGATCCAATGACTGTAAGTCAATTGACGCTAACGGTAGTGCTATTAGATTGAAAGTTAATTCTGGTACATATATATCAATGAGAAGCTCCGGTGGCGTTGGAATGTATTCTGGTGGCGATTTGTTCTTTAACTTTAACCCTAATGAGGAGTGGATATATAACGGTGGAGAACGTGCCGGAAGCGGAGTTTTAAGCCTATATGACGCTAGGGTATCTATGGGGTGGCTACAGTATTATATATATTCCGTAAGGTCGGATAGACGTGTTAAGGATAATATTAAGTACATTGAAGATAAATCAGAGAATATAAATAAAGCTAATATATTTGATTTTGTCAAAACGATAAGTTTGGCCACATATCAATATAAGAAGTTTAGCGGAAGTAATTTATCTATGATTGCCCAGGATGTTCAACGATTTAGATTCATTCAAGATTATTTGGTAGTTAAAGACTCAGAGGGGCTACTATCAATCAATATGGGTAATTATACATCTATGCTTCATGTTGCCTTACAAGAGGAAATTAAAAAGCGTGAGGCCCTAGAAGACAGGGTTGGTAAGCTAGAAGAAGAATTGGACGAAATTAAGAAATTACTTAGGGAGAAGGTGAAATAAGTGCTTAAGGGATTATATAGACACTATCTATCCCCGGATAGCTTTGTAGACCAGGTATTTGTCGTAAATGCAGGTGAGTCTGCACGAGGGGTTAGGTTTATCCTAAATGATTTTAAAAACTTATCTGATTTAAATTTTAGAAATGTTATTAAAATTAATGGTGAAATATTTGAGAATGAACAGGTGTTTTTTGATAAAGAAAATGCCTACGTAGATGTTATATTTCCATGCCTTAATAAGGGGGAATATTTAACCGAACTAGCCATAATAGATGGGGGTAAAAAACTTTTATCAGGAATCTTCAGTATTAACTATGTTGAAAGCTTGATAGATGTTGAATTAGACAATCTAAAAAAGATTAGTGCTACAGACCTTTTCGAGTCTCTTATAAATGCAGAGAATAAAATAAAAGAGCTTGTAGAAAAGACTAAGGGATTAGATAAAGTTGTCGATAAGTCATATGTCCACAATCAGCAGGTGGCCAGTGATACTTGGACAGTCCAGCATAATCTAGGTAAGTATCCAGCCGTATCGGTTGCAGACACCGGTAATAATGAAGTTTACGGAGAAATAAGACACATAGATATAAATACGGTAGAGTTAAAATTTAGCCATCCTTTTTCAGGAGTGGCTTTTTTTAATTAATAAATTTTGAAAGGGGTAAAATATGAATTTACTTACAAATTTAAAAGCAAATCAAAATCAGCTACTAGAAGCTGTGCTTCACTCAGTAGCAGTAGAACCTAGTCAGGCCGTAGCAGGACAGGTCTACTATAACACTAAGGATAAGAGGGCGTACGTTTACACAGGAGCTGTGTGGATGGCTATGGATGCAAAGGACGCTTCACCTACAGCAGTTAGTATAG